AGCATCTCTATATCCGAAACCAGCCTAAACCAGCCAGAACTGTTGGGATATCCCCACGATTTGCCCAGGCTGTGCACAATGGTGCCTGAACAGGCCAGCCTGTTTGCCAGTCACTTGGGTATCTTTGCTGAAACGTATATGGGCCACAGCCTTATGCCCTGGCAGCAGTTGGCATTGTCTGGCCAGTTGCAAGAAAACGAAGCTGGTGATCTGTTGCACAGGGTTTCGCTTGTGTCAACCGCCCGTCAGTGTGGAAAAAGTTTTGCCCTCATGGCTTTGATTGGGGGTTGGTTGACTGAGATGCCCAAGGTTAGGGGTGAGCGTCAAACAGTGCTTTCGACAGCTCACCGATTGGATTTGGCGGTCATGTTGTTTGATGAATTGTCACCTATTTTGGAAAAGCATTTTGGTGCCCATGTGGTTAGGTCATATGGCCGCAATCAGGTGATCATGCCGGATGGCAGCCGCTGGCTGGTCAGGGCAGCCAACCCGTCAGTGGGTCACGGCACAAGCCCTGATCTGGTGGTGGCAGACGAAATTTGGGATATCAGCCGCGAAGCAATAGACGGCGGATTATTGCCAGCCCAACGTGCAAGAAAAAACCCTCTGCTTTCCATGTGGTCTACCGCTGGCACCGAACATTCAGTGGCCATGCTCAGATGGCGTGAACAGGGTTTGCGACAAATCGACCAACGCAAACAGGGCAACTTTTTCTTTGCTGAATGGTCACCACCACCAGACTTAAATCCAATGACCCCAGAAGCTTGGGCATACGGGAACCCTGCACTAGGTCACACTTTGAGCATAGAAACCTTGATAGCGGAAAGCGAAAACCCAGACCGCGCCCAATTCTTGCGGGCATCATGCAACCTGTGGGTGGCATCAGATAAAGGCTGGTTGCAACCAGGCTTGTGGCCATCATTGCTGTATGAAGGCCCAATCCCAGAAGGCGGCACAGTAGCCATAGAAACCAGCATGGATGACAGCCGCTATTTCGCTGTGCGCTGTGTGCAGTTGCCAGACAAACGAACCCTGGCCACAGTCGAATTCATGGCAGACACTTTGGCCGAATGTTTGGCCAGATGCACTGAACTAGCCAAAAATCCAAACATCAAATTTGCTATTACCCCCACGATTGATATTCACTGGCCGCTGCTATTAGAACGGCGCAAAGTCACGTGGGGTTACGGCGAAATCTTGAAATTTACACCGGCAGTAAAAAACATGCTGACCGAAAAACTGTTGGTGCACACAGGCGAAATGATGTTGGCCGAACATTGCCAACGCGCCGTTGCAGTCCGTCAACAATCCAGCATTGCACTATCCAGCCAACGCAGCCCAGGCCCCATAGAACTAGCCAGATGCATGGTTGCTGCAGCAGCTTTATCGTCATCAGGTGCCAGGTCATCACAAGGCAAACCCATGATCATGGTGGCAAATCGCTAACATTGAAACGGCGCTGGGCTGAAGGATTACCTTTTGTCGGGATCGGAATTTGCCAGCCCAGTGCCACCATGCCCACCTATCGATATGGCACACTGAACCTATGGCAATTTTCCAGCGCGTAAAAAAAGCCGCAGTATCACCAGCACCACAAAAAGCAGCTGCACGTGGCGCCTACAGCAACACCGTCACAGGCGTTGGCGCCGTTGGAAACTATTACAACTACAACGAAGGCACCCAACGCAATCTGGCAATGTCAGTGCCCACCATTTCACGCGCCCGCGATCTCATGGCCAGCGTTATATCTTGCATGCCGCTTTACATGTATAAAGAAACATGGGATGACACAGCAAAAATGCTTGTGCAAGAAAGAATTGCACCACGATCATGGACCCGCCGCATTGACCCTGCACTATCAAATGCCGCGACCCTTAGCTGGTTATTTGATGATCTCCTGTTTTATGGCAGAGCCTTTTTGTTTGTCAGCAGCAGATATAGCGATGGCCTACCTGCAACCTTTTCACGTTTACCAGCGGGCAGCGTCACAACTTTAGATCAACAGCCACCAGTGTGGTTTGCCCCCAGCAATGAAGTGTTTTTTGCTGGCGCACAAATCCCTAGCGAAGACCTAATTCAATTCATCAGCCCAGTGCAAGGCATCATTTACCAATCAGAACAATGCATAGCAACCGCGCTCAAACTAGAGCAGGCAAGGTTCAGGAATTCCAGCAGTTTGCAGCCGGCGCAAGTCCTCAAACAAACTGGCGGCGAACCCCTATCAGCAGAAGAATTGGCGGCCCTTTCAGCCAGTTTTGATCAGGCCCGCATGACCAATTCCACTTGTGCTGTGAACGAATTTTTGGATGTGCTGCCACAAGCTGCAACCCCAGACAAAATGTTGTTGATCGATGCAGCAAACTTCCAGGCACTTGAAGCCTGCAGGCTCACAAATATCCCTAGTTACCTTGCAGGAATTTCTGTTGGGGGATATTCCTACGTCAGCAACGCAGGCGCCAGGCTTGACTTGTGGTCATTTGGCGTCAAGCCCTACGCAGAATGCATTGCACAAACGCTGTCAATGAACAACGTGACCCCACAAGGCACCTATGTGGCCTTTGATATTGACACTTACCTAGAAGAAGATTACTCAATGAGCAACAACGACAAATCAGAAGAAGAAAACTACCAACCAGAAATGGCATCAAAATGATCAGGTTCAACAGCACACAAATCACTATCAGCGCAGCCGCACAAGAAGGCGAAGAAAGCCGCCGCGAAATTATGGGCATTGCAGTGCCCTATGGTGTGCCTGCCACAGTTTCAGATGGCACCGAAGTCATTTTTGAACCAGGCAGCCTGCCAGTAGACGGCAAAGCACCCCGCCTGTTTATGAACCACGACAGCACCCAGGCCATTGGCATAGTTACTGAACGGGCCGAAACCCCAGAAGGCATGATGTTTACCGCCAAATTGAGCAAGGTACCTCAGGCCGATACGGCGTTGACCCTTGCCCTAGACGGCGTTTTAGACAGTGTTAGTGTCGGGGTGAACGTCATCAAATCCAAATTTGATAAAGATGGCACCATGCGCGTTTTGGCAGCTGACTGGGTTGAATTGTCGATGGTGCCAGTGCCGGCATTTGCTGGCGCAATCATCACAGACGTGGCCGCAAGTATCCACCAAGAGCCAGAAGAAATCAGCAATACTGAAATACAGGAACCCATAGAGGAGACACAAACCATGTCAGAAGTAGCAGCACCAGAAGAAGTTGTGGAAGCAACCACGCCAACCACACCAATTTTTGCACAAGCAAAACGTGAATTTGCTATGCCAACCCCAGGCGAATATATGGCCGCATACCACATTGGTGGCGACACATTCCGCAAAGTCAATGAAGCAGTAAAAGTCAATGCAGCAAAACAACAGACTGCATTGCAATTTGCAATTGCCGAAAACTTGACCACTGACACACCTGGCTTGCTTAGCAACATCGTTTTGGGTCCTGTTTTTCAAAACTACAACTTCATCAGGCCTTTGGTGTCTGGCGTAGGCGTAAGAGCAATGCCAGCATCACCACAAAAAACTTTCATTCGACCAATCATCACCCAACACACATTGGCCGAAGCGCAAACAGAAGGCGCAGAAGTTGCAAGCCAAAAAATGACGCTCAGCGCAAACTCAGTCACAAAAAGCACCGTGGCTGGGTCAATATTTATTTCCCAACAGGACATGGACTTCACGTCGCCAGAAGCGATGAACACAATCCTCACAGACCTCAGCGGACAATATCTAAAAGCCACTGACACAATCGCTTGCACCGCAATCAACGCTGCAAAACAAACAAGCGGTTTCACATGGACAGTTACAGCAGGCAACCCAACCAGTTTGATGAATGCGCTATATGGTTGTGCTTACAACATCAGCAACAGCACCAACCTGTTTGCAACCCATCTCGTCTGCAGTGTCGATGTCTGGCAAAAACTAGGCAGCCAGTTAGACAGCACGTACAGGCCGCTATTCCCAGCAATTGGTGCACCTGGCTTGATTGGTCAAAACACTTTGGGTGCAGGTTCAGCTGCATCATGGTCAGGCATGAACCCACTGGGTTTGGAAATTTTGGTTGACGGCAACTTAGCTGCCGGCACATTCCTTGTAGTTCACGCCCCAGCCGTAGAATTCTACGAACAAGTACGCGGCATTATGTCAGTGGATGACCCATCACAATTGGGCCGCACGTTTACCTACTATGGATATTTTGCTACATTCTTCCAGGATGCAACAGACGCCACAGCAGGTTCACGTTTTGTTCAATCCGTAACAGTCGCCTAGTCGAAAGGCGGTTGACCGCCAATGGCTGTTTTCACTGTTACCCATAAACAACTGACGGACAACTACGCCGTACTGCAATTATTAACCCCCACAGATATTGCAGTAGGGCAGTCCATCACGGTTGCAGGCGTTGGTGCCCCTTTCAATGGAACTTTTACTGTTTACAATTGCCCAAATTATGAATTTTTAGGCATCGACAGTGAAGGCGATTTGCTGTTTGATTATCAAGTGATTATTGAAAATCAGGTGCTGTTTGCTTGCACTGCCAGCGATGTTGTACGCACAGCAAGCTCTGGCACTGTCACCTGGGCACCAGTCTGCACATGGATTACAGCAACAAACATTGAAGACTGGTTAGGAATAGGAACAGCCAGCGCATTAGATGCCGCATTTTTGACATCATGTGCGTCAGCTGCCAACCAATTCTGTTACCGCCGCCGGCAGGAAGCAAACTATTTTGACAGTTTGACCACCAGCCCGTCTGGTGATGTCAAGTTGGGCACGATAATGTACGGGGGCGCCCTATACCGTCAGCGCGGCAGTGTTGACAGTTTTGCATCATTTGACAACATGCAAAGCGCCCCA